AAAATACTAGACACTCACTTAGGTAGTGGCTCAATAGCAATAGCTTGTCACAACTTAGGCTACGATTTAACTGGCTATGAGCTTGACAAAGAATACTATGACAACGCAATCAAAAGAATAAAAAACCATCAAGCACAAACTAGAATATTTTGAGAGGGAGAAAAAAAATACCAACAAAAGTAAAGGAGCTAAAAGGCACACTAGAGAAATCCAGGTTAGTGGGAAATGAAATGGAAACTTCTCAAGTTGTTAGTATGCCTTCAGCTCCCTCCTTTCTCAATAAACAAGGCGCAGACGAATGGGACTTAGTCACTAACGAACTAGCCAATATTAAGATGTTACACTTGACTGACTTATCAATCTTAGCAGCCTATTGCAACGAGATAGGTATTTACCGAGAGATAGCTCAAGAGTTACAAGGCAACTTTACAGAGCAGACCGTTGATAGAGACGGTAGGTTGAGGTCTAGTAAGATTGCACCAAAGTATAAGGTAATGCAAAACGCTTTACAGAATGCAATGAAAATTGCTACGCAATTTGGATTTACTCCGAGCAGCAGAGCTTCTCTTAGTATGCCAGAGCAAGATGAGGAAAGGAATGACGATTTTAATTTCTTTGACTAATGATTGACTTATATAACGGAGATTGTTTAGAGGTAATGAAATCTATTAGAGATAATAGTATTGATGCTATAATTACAGACCCACCATACGGAACAACAGCTTGTAAATGGGATAATGTAATTCCTTTTGAAGCAATGTGGGAACAATTAAACAGAATAATAAAACCTAATGGCGCAATAGTTTTATTTGGTAGTGAGCCGTTTAGTAGTGCTTTAAGAATGAGCAATATTAATAACTTTAAATATGACTGGATATGGGAAAAATCAATGCCTACTGGAATGGCTCAAAATTCATATATGCCTATGAAGTATCACGAAATAATAAGCGTATTTGTAAATAAAAGCAAACCAACTTTTAACAAACAATTAGCTGAAAGAAACAAAACCAGCTTATTGAGAGCTAAATATAAAATACAAGGAAGTCCAAATAAATCGAATCACATAAATATAGGAAAAAAAGAAGCTACCTATTATGATAATACAAAAGTAAATCCTAAAACAGTATTAAAATTTAAAAGTGTACCTAACACTCCCAAAGGAAGTAAAAAACACCCAACACAAAAACCAGTTTTATTAATAGAGTATCTTATTAAAACATACACCAAAGAAAACGAAACAGTATTAGATTTTACTATGGGTAGTGGAACAACTGGAGTAGCTTGTAAAAATTTGAATAGAAATTTTATAGGGATAGAAAAAGATAAAAACTATTTTGAGATTGCAAGTAAAAGAATTAAAGAACACCAATCTCAACTAAGGCTTATATGAAACTTAAAGAGGACAAGACTTTTTTCTTTGATGACAAGGCAGCAGATAGAGTTGTTTACTTTATAGAGAATCACATCAAGCATATCAAAGGAGAGTTGGGGGGTCAGCCATTTAAATTAGAGCCATTCCAAAATACAATAGTTAGAGATTTATTCGGTTGGAAGTATAGAGATAGTGGTCTAAGAAGATTTAGAACTGCTTACATTTGTCTACCAAGAAAAAACGGTAAGTCAACTTTGATAAGTGCTATTGCTTTGTATATGTTACTAGCCGATAACGAGCCTAGTGCCGAATGTTATATTGCTGCTGGAGATAGACAACAAGCTGGTATTATATTTGACGTAGCTAGTGGAATGGTAAGAGCTGACAATCAACTAAACAAGAATCTGAAGGTATTTAAGAACTCTATCATCCACGAGAAAAGCAATTCAGCATTTAAGGCTATTAGTTCTGAGGCAAGTTCTAAGTTTGGATACAACGCTAGTTTCATTTGTATGGATGAGTTTTTCGTTCAGAAAGACTCTAGTCTTTGGGATGCCTTGACTACTTCAGTTGGTAGTAGGAGACAGCCAATGACAATAGCCATTACTACTGCTGGATATAACAGAGAGTCGATATGCTACAAGACTGAGGAGTATGGTCGTAAAGTATCAGAGGGCATAATCAAAGACTCTAGTTTTTACTATGTCAAGTATGCTTGTGATTTAGAAACAGATTGGACAAGTGAGGAGGCTTTGAAGATTGCTAATCCTGGACTTGAAAGTGGAGTAGTTAAGTTAGACTATCTCAAAAGAGAACAAGAGAAAGCTATCAAGCTACCTAGCTATGAGAATACATTTAGAATGTTACATCTAAACCAATGGATGTCATCAGCTAGTAAGTGGCTTAGTGACCAGCAATGGATGGAGTGTAACAAAGCACCAATACACTTAGAGGATTACAAAGGGATGACAGCTTACGCTGGACTGGACTTAGCTAGTGTTCGAGATGTTTCAGCTTTTGTTTTAATCATTCCAGAAGATGATAGATTTACAATTATTCCTTATTTCTTTGCTCCAAAAGATAATGCTTTTATTCGTTCAAGACGTGACCAAGTTGATTATATAGGTTGGTCCAAGGAGAATCTACTCGAACTCACAGATGGCGATGTCACCGATTACAACTATATAAAACGTAGAATTAAAGAAGTGGCTGAGGTTGTAAATATAAAGTCAATAGCCTACGATAGATGGAACTCTAGCCAACTAGTGATTGACTTAACAGAAGATGGATTGCCAATGGAGAGCTATGGGCAAGGCTTTGCTAGTATGTCAGCACCAACTAAAGAACTTGAGAAGCTAGTACTAGGCAAACAGATTAACCACGCTGGTAACAAAGTATTGAGGTGGATGTGTTCTAACTTAGCTATGAAAACAGACCCAGCTGGTAATATTAAAATGGATAAGAGTAAATCAACTGAGAAGATTGATGGAATGGTTGCGCTTGTTATGGCTTTAGGATGTTATATGAATGACGATTCTAGCGACTCATCTACCTATGACGATAGAGGAATAATGTGGATTTGACTTTTGCGATTTCTCTTATCTTTGTAAAGTAATTACAATTTTATGGGACTATTTGACTTCCTACGTTCAGAAAAGCGTGGAGATAATTTTTTAAGAGCTGTGTTTGGTGGCTATGGTGCAGCTAACAAAACGGCAGTAAATAGAGATACTTCTTTAACATTTAGCGCAGTCTTTGCGTGTGTTAGAGTTATTAGTGAATCAATCGCAAGTCTACCTATAAAAGTTTACAGAGTCGAGGAGGATAACGACAAAATAACTGACGTTAGCCATCCAATCTACCGACTACTAGCTCGTAATCCTAACGAGTATATGACACCTTACACATTCCTAGATACTCTGATGACCAACTTATTGCTAGAGGGGAATGCGTATTTTTATATTGAGAGAGATGGTAACGCAAGACCAATCTCACTTATTCCTATCAATCCAGAAGATGTCAAAGTAATAAAGCACGAAGGACAAATTTTTTACGACATTAAAGACTATGAGATTGGAGTAATGAAAGAAGATATGCTACACTTCTTCAACTTATCCTTTAATGGTTGTGAGGGTGTTAGCGTATTGAAAGCACAAAACACAACAATAGCAACTTCCATAGCAGCTAATGATACTGCCAACAGTTATCTAGGAAACTCTGCTCAAGTTGGTGGAGTTATTAAACATCCAGGCAAACTAAGTAAAGAAGCAGTTGCAAGATTAAAGAACTCTTGGAATCAGAATTACTCTGGCTCATTTGTATCTGGTAAGACTGCTATCTTAGAGGAGGGTATGACATTCGAGCAAACTAACATTGATGCTAATAAGTATCAGCTTTTAGAAACTCGTAGATTTCAGATAGAGGAAGTAGCAAGAATATTTAAAGTACCATTGTCGTTGATTGGTCACTTAGAGAAAGCTGCTAATTACTCATCTATTGAGGCTTTGAGTATTGACTTCGTAAGATTTACGCTAATGCCTTATATGGTAATGATAGAGCAAGAGCTAAACAGAAAATTGTTTAGAGATAGAGAGTTTGGTTTGTTTACTGTAAAGCTAGATGCTAAGGCTTTACTTAGAGGAGATAGTTCAAGTCGTGCTAGTTATTATAGAGAGATGGCTTCTATTGGTGCTTTGTCTATTAATGAGATTAGACGAATGGAGGACTTGAATAGAGTAGGTCCAGAAGGCGACCAATTGTTTATGCCATTAAACTTTGCTCCAGTTGGAGATATAGAGGAGGAGGATAAAGAATAATGCCTATACCTACTAAAAATATAGACGAAACTAACGAGGAGTTCATCGAGAGATGTATGGCTGACGAGTTTATGAAAGAGTATGACGACAACGACCAACGTCTAGCAGTATGTTATGCTCAACTAGAAGATGATGAGGAAAGACAAACTAACTTTCCTAACAAAGGAGACGATAAAAAGATAAGTTTAAGAAATAGTGAAGAACCACAATTTGATTTTGACTTTGCTAAAACTATTAAAGAACAGACTCCAGAGATATGGAAAGCTGGAGGCAACATAAGAGGAAATGAGGCTTTTATGTTATGGGAAAGAGCTAGAGATGGTCAAGATACTGAGTCTATCAGAGAATGGATAAAAGAGAGAGAGGCTTGGATAAAAAGACACTTTGAAGATGGCAAACAATTCAAAGGAGATACAGAACCAAACCTTTCAAATGTTGGTGGTGTAGTTGCTCAAATTAAATGGGGTACGATTGGAACACTTGGAGAGCAAGGAATGAAAGACGTAATTTTAGAACTAACTAAAAAGCTAGAGGGCAAGAAAGAAGAAAACCAAGTTAGTGATAAAGTAAAAAAGGCTTTAGAAAATAAAGTTGAAAAACATAACGAAGAAGTAAAAGAGCTTGATTTAGCTTGGAATGGTCGCACTACTTACGCTGAACTTGAAAAAGTTTTTGATAGAGGCGTAGGAGCTTACAATACCAATCCTGGCTCTGTTAGACCAAACGTTTCAAGTCCAGAACAATGGGCAATGGCAAGAGTTAACTCGTTTTTATTTGCTCTTAAAAAAGGTAGATTTCAAGGTGGTAAGCACGACACAGATTTATTGCCAGATAATCATCCAGTAAAAAAAGAAATGGAAGAAAATAATAGATTTATGAAAAAGCACGATTTAAGACACATTCAAAAGATTGAGGAAACTGATGACTCAATAATTATTTACTATGGTAAAAATGTCGATGACGTTGAAATGATAGACGAACAAGATGACGAGATGGATGAAGCAGACCACTATCCAGGACACGAGGAAGAAAAAACTGAGATTAGAATAAACCCAAATCAAGAGGTTAGAACTTTTGATGTTCAAGACTTAGAGCTTAGAATGGATGGAGATAAGCCAACAGTTGTTGGTTATGGTGCTGTGTTTAACTCTATGTCTAATGACTTAGGTGGATTTAGAGAGTATATATCTCCAAAAGCATTTGAAGGTCGTTTAGATGATGACGTTAGATTTTTAGTTAACCACGATGCTAATTTAGTACTAGCAAGAACGACTAACGGAACGCTAAGACTATCTGTCGATGAGAAAGGATTGAGATATGAGGCTGATATGCCAAATACATCAACAGCTAGAGATTTAATGGAATTATTAAAGAACGGAACTATTAGTCAATCTAGCTTTGCATTTACTGTTGAAGAAGATAGTTGGGAGATTAAAGACGGAATGAATATAAGAACTATTGACAAAGTATCTCAATTGTATGATGTTAGCTCAGTAACTTATCCAGCGTACAATGCTGCAAGTAGTTCTGTTGCTTTACGTTCTATGAAAGAATGGCAAGAAAAAGAACAAGCTAAAAAACTACAAGAAAGTTTTGAGGCTGAAAAAATAGAGGCACAAAAAAATGAACAAGATTTAAAACAGCGCAGCCTCCATAAAATGCGCTTGACAATCTTGAAAAATAAATATTAATATTAATTTTCTAAAAATGAAAACATCAAAACTTTATAAAGAAGAAAGAGCTGAGGTTATCGAGAAAATGGAAGGACTTGTAGCATCTGCTGAGGGTCGTGACTTAACTTCTGATGAGCAAAGCAACTTTGATTCTTTAAATGAAAAAGTAGAGGAGTTGAACAAGATGGCTTTAAGAGCTGAATCTTTTGAGAAACTTCAAGCTACTAAAGCTGTTAAAGAAGTAACAGAAAACACTCCTAGCGAAGTGAGAGATTATTCTTTCCAAGATGCTATGAATCAAGCTGCTACTGGTCGTTTAGAAGGTCTTGTAAAAGAGATGGACCAAGAGGCAAGAAACGAGGCTCGTTATACTGGTCAATCATTCAAAGGTATTGCTATACCATCTTCAATCCTAACTCGTGCTGCTGTTGCTACTGCTGCTGGTAACGCTACTGAAGTTATGGCTTGGACTGACCAATTAGAAGCAAACTTAGTTTTAGCTTCTGCTGGTGCTAATTTCTATGCTGGAGTAGACAATATGAAGTTTCCAGTATTTAGTGCTATCAACTCTGGCTTCGTTGCTGAGACTGGTGGTTCTGCTCCTGCTGCTAATGGTACTGCTTCTAGCGTAACATTATCTCCAAAGAAACTTATCTCTATTGTTAATGTTTCTGCTGAGGCTATCGCTCAAAACGCTTCTATCGAGGCTGCATTGAGAAGAAATATGGCTCAATCTGTTGCTGCTACTTTAGAACAAGCTTTATTAGGTACAAGTGATGTATCTAACGCTCCTACTTCTATATTTGCTGATGCTGCTGCTGGTTCAACTGCTGCATTTTCAGCTGCTACTGCTATCGCACTTGAGTCTGCTATCTTAGATGCTGGTGTTCAATTAGAGGGTGCTAGAATGGCTTATTTAGTAGATACTAATGCTTACACTGCTGCTAAGTCTGCTGCTCAAGTTGCTAGTGTTTCTCCATTATATGATAACTCTGACAAAACTATCAACGGATATTTCTCATTCGTTTCTAGTAATGTTGGTAACGGTGGTGGCGCTACTAAAGACCACGCTTTATTCGGAGATTTCTCTAAAGTACACATTGCTCAGTTCGGTGGCTTAGACGTTATATATGACATCTATACTAACGCTGGAACTGGAGAGCCAAGATACATATTGACTTCTTTAGTTGATGGAGATGCTGTTCAGAATGGAACTGCTTTTGCTAACTTAATTGAAGCATAATTTGTTTATTTTAACGGAGGGAGTGGAAACACTCTCTCCATTAATTTTTTTTTAAATGGAATACTATAACTACAACTTTAACGCATTAAGAGGTACTGACTATGTACCTTATGGAAAGTTAGTTCTCAAAACTGCTCCAGCTTCAACTGTTATATCACTAGCAGAGGCTAAAGCATTTTTAAGAATAGACTCAGACTATGACGATGACGATAACTATATTACGTCTTTAATTAATGTTGCTACTGGTGTAGTTGAGGAATTTACTAGACGTAGATTAATTACACAGACTTACAATATTTTTTATGATGAGTTTCCTCCTTACATTGACTTACAAATTGGCGAGGTTGCTAGTGTTACTCATATTAAGTATTATGATGAGAATAACTCTTTACAAACTTTAGCTTCATCTGAATACGATGTTGATACTAAGATAAGACCAGGAAGGATATACCAATCAGAAACTGGAGATTTTCCAAACACTTACGAAAGACCAAACGCAGTAGAAGTTGAGTTTATAGTAGGTGGCACAGCTAGTGATGTACCAGCTCCAATAGTACAAGCTATTTATATTATTGTTGGTCGTTACTATGAGAATCGTCAAGACGTTGTTATGGGAACTCAAGTAAATGAACTTCCATTGATGGTAGAACACTTACTAACTCCTTATAGATTGCTAGAACTATGATAATAGGCAAACTAGATAGAAAGTTAAAACTATACAAAAGAACTTTTACCAATGACCTATATGGCGAAAGAGGTGTAAATGTTCAAACTTTTGTTACTATCTATGGTAGCTTTGATTTTAAAAGTGGCAATACTACTTATGATGCTGACGCATTAATCAATAAGGAAACGATAGAATGTTTAGTAAGATACAGAACAGATATAGGAGTTAGTCCACAATATGCTTTAAAATTTGGCTCTACGGTTTATTCAATCAAAAGCATTAAAGAGGTTGGAAGAAAAGATAAATTAATACTTACATTGGTGGAAACCGATGCACAAGATTTAACGGTATAATGATAGTAACAGCTCAAATAGACGAAAAAGAACTAAAACAAATCATAAAAGATTTGGATAGGTTATTTCCTAGCTCAGATACTAAGCTAAGAACTACTCTCAGAAGTGCTTTAAGAAAGTCTGCTACTCCTTTGAGGAGTGAGCTTAGAACGAATATAAAGAGCGATATAAAACCTACTAGACCAGGAGCTAAGTCTGATAAAACTGGTCAGCTAGTTAAGTCAATAGGTATAATAAATGGCAAAACTAAAGGAGGAAGAAAGCCTAGTGTTTATGTAGGTCCAAGAGTAAAAGGTAGTTTTTCGGCTGCTAATAAGACTGGATTTTATTTTTTCTTTCACGAGTATGGATATTATAATGCTCCAGCTTTGAGAATGCTTGATAAGACTGCAAGAGCAAAAGGTCAGCAAGTGATGGATAGTGTTATCACTAAACTTAAAACTATTATAGAAAAACGATTTGCTAAAACAATGAAATAATGGAAGTAGGTAAAGCAGTTTTTGAAATATTATTTCTTGATTCAGATGTACAGCCTTTAATATCTGAGAGTGGCTCTAATCCTAGAATCTTTCCAAGTCGTTACAAATTTCCTAGTAATGTTTTATTGCCTTATATTACTTATCAAGTAGTATCAGACGAGCCTAATAACACTAAGAACGGTGTAAGTCAGTACGACTATGTTACAATTCAAATAAGTATATATGATATAAGATATAGCAGTTTAGTGGATTTAGCTGGTAAAGTGAGAACAGCTTTAGATTATACAAGTGGAAATTTTAGAGGGGTTGTAGTAGATAAGATATTTTTTCAAAATCAGAATGAATTATTTGACGATTCTGCTGGAGAGCAAGGGTTTTATGGCATAGCACAAGATTACAGATTTAACATAAATAGATAGATATGTATAAAGTAAAGATAAAAAAAGACATTGAATGCAGAGGAGTAGAATACAAAGAAGGCCAATCTTATGAGGTTGGTCGTGTTGTAAGAAACTTTTTAAAGTTCAATGATGCAATAGATACAACAAAGAAAAAGTCTAAGAAGAAGGAAACTTCTGAGGATTTAGATATTAGCTAATTATAAATTTTAAATTAAAAGAAAATGGCAATTTTTAACGGAACGGATTTAATCCTAAAAGTTTCTCCTAGTAGTGGAGGAACGGAAGCGAAATTGATGCATTCTCAGAATGTTTCACTTTCAATGAATGTAGATACAATAGACATCTCAACTAAAGACTCTAGTGGTTTTAGAGATTTGCTAGGTGGTCAAAAGTCTTTTAGTCTTTCGGCTGATGGTCTTATGGACTTTGCTGGTGTGGCTGGAGATACAGAAGTAGATGAGTTGTTTGAACAAATGTACGGCAGAACTGCTGTAACTTTTACGTTTGCTCTAGCAACTCCAGCTGGTTATACTATAACTGGTAGTGGTTTTATTACTTCTCTAGAGATTTCTGGAGGGACAGAAGATGCTCCAACTTATTCTTGTTCAATCGAGGGTACTGGTGCATTAACTAAAACGGCTGTATAATTGATTTCTTTGTTGGTTGGGGTATGAGCTTAGGCTCTGCTCCAACTAGCAATAATTTAAACTAACAAAGATATGTACGAAGTAGTTATAATAAACGGAAAAGATTACCCAGTAAGATTTGGAATGAACTCGTTGAGGTTATTCTGTAAAGATACTGGAAGAAGTTTAGCTGACTTAGATAAGCTAGGAGAGGGTATGAGCTTAGATGATGCTTGTTATCTAATCCTAAACGGAATAAAAGACGGCTCACGAGTGAGTGGTCAAGAATGTTCTTTAAGTGTTGATGATGTCGCTGACTTGCTAGACGAAGATTTTGAGGCTTTAAATAAAGTTTTAGAGGTATTCTCAGAGCAATTTAATGCTAAATTTGAAACGGAGGGAAACGACAAAGCCACGAAGAAAGTGGCGAAAAAAAAGAAGTAACTTGGGATGAGTTAGAGGCTGTTGCTTATGGTCTAGGTTTATTACCTAAAGACTTTTGGAATCTAACTTTTCACGAGTTTCTATGTACTCAAAAAGGTATCAATGACCGATTTGAATTAGAACAACGTCAAGAGTGGGAACGAGTTAGATGGTTGGCTTGTGTTAATTTACAGCCACATACTAAGAAAGGACAAAATCTAACTCCTCAAAAACTTGTTAAGTTTGAATGGGAGAAAAAGAAAGTTAAGACCGACATCAAAAAACAAAGAAAGAGGGCAGAATATGTTAAAAAGAAATATGAATTGCTAAATAAAGATAATGAGTCAGAAAACATTAAGTATTAAGTTATCGTTAAACGATAAGCAATTTATGACTGGATTGAGGAAAGCATCCTCCTCAATGAAGAAGTTTGGTGGTAATCTTAAAAAAACTGGACAAAATTTAACAAAAAACGTAACTTTACCTATTTTAGGTTTAGGAGCAGCAGCAGTCAAGTTAGCTTCAGATTTTGATGAATCATTAAACAAAGTAAATGTAGCTTTTGGAGAATCTTCACAAGAAGTTCAAAAATTTGCAAAAACGACTTTACAGTCTTTCGGTATTGCTGAGGGTAGTGCTTTAGAGATGGCATCTTTATTTGGCGATATGGCTACGTCTATGGGTCTATCACAAGATGAGGCTGCTAATATGTCTACATCTTTAGTTGGTCTAGCTGGAGATTTAGCATCGTTCAAGAATATTGGAATTGAACAAGCGCAAACTGCTTTAGCTGGTGTATTTACTGGAGAAACTGAAAGCCTTAAAAAACTTGGTATTGTGATGACTCAAGCAAACTTAGAGTCGTTTGCCTTAAGTAGAGGAATGGATTCAAATGTAAAGAGTATGACTCAAGCTCAAAAAGTAGCTTTGAGATATGCTTTTATTATGGAAAATACTGCTAACGCTCAAGGAGATTTTGCAAGAACAAGTGATGGTTTTGCAAATCAATTTAGAGTATTGCAAGAATCTATAAAGCAGCTAGGAGAGCAATTTGGTAAGATATTATTGCCAATAGCAACTAAAATGGTTGTTAAGATACAAAAGTTTGCAACTGCTTTTAGTAATCTCACAGAAGAACAAAAAGAAACAATAGTGAAAGTTGCAGGTTTTGCTGCTGCATTAGGCCCAGCTATTTTTTTTGTTGGTAAAATTGTTACAGCTCTTGGTGGTTTAGTAACGATTATAAGAGCTTTAACTCTTGCTATGGCTACCAATCCTATTGGTGCAATAGCTACTGCAATAGCTGCTGTTGTTTCTGGTATAATTTATTTAGCAACATCGTCAAGCGAAACTGCTGTCAAGATTAGAAACTTCTTTAGAAAGATTGCTAACGGAGTCATTGAAGCTATCAATAAAATGATAGAATCAATTAATGAAATACCTGGTTTAGAAATTAAGTTAATAGATACTTTAGAACTCGAGGAATTTGACAAAGAGGTAAAAGATACGACAACCGATGTTGATAATCTTACAAAATCAATAAAAGCAATACCAAAGAAAACTCCTATAACAATAGAAAGGAAAGCAGCACCAGGAAGAATAGAGCCTAAAAAGACTGGTCTTGTCCCTACTAACTTGTCAATACCAACAGAGTTAGAGGGTGTTGAAGATATTAAACCAGAGGGATTAGAAAGTTTTAGTGAGGCTTTTTTTGATTTTTCTGAAGAATTTAAAGCAACACTACTAAACACATTTTCAGAAATATCAAATTTAATGGGAGGCGTTTCTAATTTATTCAGTCAATTACATAATAAAAGAATAACTGAGTTAGATAATGAAAAAGCTAAAGAGATTGAAAACATTAACAATTCTTTAATGAGTGAAGAAGCTAAAGAAAAAGCAATAAATAACATCAATGAAAAATTTGCTAGGAAAAAAGCTGATGCAGATAAAAAACAAGCAAAAAGAGCTAAAGCTATGGCCATACTTGAGGCAACCGTAGCAACTGCTGCTGCTGTTGTAAAAGCATTGCCTAATATACCATTGTCAATCGCTGCTGGTGTAATAGGAGCTGCTCAAATAGCAACAATTGCTTCAACACAAATACCAGCCTTTGCAGATGGTGGATTAGTTACTGGAGCAACATTAGGTCTAGTTGGAGAAGGACCAGGAACATCAATGTCTAATCCAGAAGTTATAGCACCACTTGACAAGCTAAAATCAATGATTGGTCAAGGTCAAGGAAGTGTTGAGGTCTTTGGTCGAATAAGTGGCTCAGATATATTAATAAGCACAGATAGAGCTAGAAAGAATAGAGATAGAACAAGAGGTTACTAATGGCAAGAGATAGAAAATTCTTATTACAGTTTCAAACAGATAACGGAACTTTTTACAAAATCGAAGTTTTTAATAACGATTCGTCTGATTCTACACAATACACTCCTAATGTTGGAGCTGATGGATTTAGCTTAACATACCAAACAGATACAGATAATAGATTTACTGGTTTAATACCTAGTCAAGTTAGGTTTGATATTTTTTTAGAAAATGATGCACAGAGAGCTGTTGTAAATAATATCAACACAAAAGCATTCGGTACTTTTGATATGGCCATTTATAAAAGTACTGATGACTCAAGTTATGATTTATATTGGGCTGGTGTATTGTTAAATGATGTATCAAATGAAAAAGATATAGGCTATCCACAAAAAGTTACACTAACAGCAATTGATGGTTTAGCTACTTTAAAAGATAAACCTTTTAATGAGAATGTCGGTTATTCTACACCATCATCATTCCAAGTTATTGCTTATTTTTTAAATGCTTTTAGACTGCAAATTCCTTGGACTGATAATTACATAGCAGCTAACGAGGATTTGATTTTTACTTATGTCAATTGGAGTACTGACTCAGCAACTTATGTTTCATTCAGAGACCCACTAAACTTCAGCAGGTTTAATTTTATGGCTTTTGTTGAAGTAAATGAAGATGATGGAACAAAAAAATATAAGGACACTTTCTTTTTATTAGATTCAATATGTAAGAGCTTTTGCGTACGTTGTTTTTTTAGTGACGGAACTTGGCACATAGTAAGCGTAAATAATTATGATAATTGGAAAAGTCCGAATACTAACTTTTTTAGAAAGTATGTTAATTCAAGTTCAGTAAATCCTTCAACAAATGGTACGACATCAAAGACATTAGCAGAGGGTACAACAATAAAAAGATTCAGTGCTGATTTTGGTATGCTACCAGTACTCAAAGAAGTAAAAGGTAAGTATGCTCATTTAACTCCATTTGATATACCATTCATAACTTATAACAATAATAGTGACACTTCAACAGATTACGAATTTAGCTCTAACGAGATACCAATTTGGAATGGTTATAGATTTAATAATGTCAATTATACTGGCTCAAATTATGATTTTAATTTATCATCAAGCGATAAACTTATTATAGACTTAGGTTCTGTTGCTGCTCTAAATGGTTCAAGCATTTCAATAAATAGAGATTTTGTAATTATAAGAAATGGTGCAGTTGATTTTAGTGACGTTACTGGAGTAAATGACAATGTGTTATTATATTTAGCTTTTAGATTCAGACTGGTTGGAAATTCTGCAACTACTCACTATTATGTTTTAAATAATAACTTTAATACTGATTGGACAACTACAAATATTCATCCAGTGACTCAAATTGTTGGACCAAATTTATTGCAATCAAGTCCCGTAACTAATAATGATTATATTAATGTAAACGTACAAACAACAGAGCTTCCTGAAAGCGGACAATTATTTTTAGAGGCTTATGCAAAATGTTTTTACAATAACTATGCTGGTGTCCCTCAAGGCTCTGCACAAATAGAAATAACTGACACAACTTCAACAATTGACCCAACTAGAATATTAATATTCTCTGCTCCAGAAAATGACGAGAATCAAGGTATCAAATATTTATTAGATAATGAAGTTGTATCAGGTAAATTCTTTATTGCAAAAAATTCTCCTGGAGGTACAATTATTAGCGATGGTGCTAAACTAGAATTAGATGAAAATTTCTTTGGCACTGGACCAACAAGTGGAGCAGTTGGAAGATTAGAAACATATAACTATACTACTCAAGCTTTTGATGATGGTACTAATGCAACTTGGAAGGCCTTTGGCTCTGGGAGTGGTGTAGAGTTTACTCAATTACAAGTTAACCAAGTCTTAAAAGGACAGATGCAAGGGGCAAAGATATTTAATGGTAGTTTGAAGATTACAGACAAGACTAATGAATATCATTTCATAAATGGTATAGAAATAGATTCAACGATGTATGCTCCTTATCAAGTTACTTATAAGGCTAATGAAGAAGTTTGGAGTGGAGTATGGTATGAAATAGATTTAAGTACTGATACACAAACTGTATCAAGTGGTACAATTTCAAATATAGCAGTAGCTGACGAATTTATACCAGCTTTTTAAAATGGGAAATTTAAGTAATTACATACATAATGAGTCAATAGGTGTTACATCAGATAACACCACTAGCTTGACATTGACTTTTTTAAATATCATTCCATCAACGACAAGCACAGATACAATAATAAAATCTGGAGATGTTGTAAATGTTATTTGTGCTGATACTGGGCAACTGATATCATTTACAGCTAACGCTGATGTTAATTATAACTCAACTAGATTACAATTTGCATCAACAGCAGTAAATCAAATTATACCTGCTGGTAGCGTATTGTTAATGAACAGAGAAAAAAAGTTTGATAGAACTCACTCTAGTCTGCAATATATAACTTTCTCTAGTCAAGCAGCATCAGAAGAAGCGTGGAAAACATTTAGTTCTTCTGGTATCTCTAACCACTCTTGGAACACTACAACTACCGACAAAGGAACAACCGTAGGAACAAGTGAATTAACCAATGTTACACAAGCAATTCAAACTGCTGCAATACAAGTTCCTTATGATTGCACTTTAATAGGTTTTAGAGCAAATATTTTTAGAGTCGGAAATTATCAAACTGCTGTCGGTCTGTTTTGTGGAACTCCAGATTATAATGCAGCAACCAACACTCAAACAAAAGACTTTACATTAAGAGCTTATGCTGCTGCTGATATTAGTGCTGGACCTGGCACAAACTACTCTCAAAGAGTAGTCAAGGCTGAGGATTTAACAAGGTCACATTCATTAGCTGCTGGAGATATTATTTTACCAGCTTTCAATAGTGTTACAAATAATGGAGGTAATGCCAGGATAAGTTATACAATAGTTCTAAAAACACTTAAAATATTATGATAAAACAAGATATAGAAAAACTAAAAATAGACATTGAGGAAGCTATGCTATCTGGAGACTATGAAAGTGTCGTAGTAGTATTAAAATTAATTATAGATAAAATAGAAGAACTAGAAAAATGAAAACTTTATTTAAAGAATGCTCAGACGTTCTAACCCTAAACATAACAACATTAGCAATTAGCTTTACACAAGTTGAAATGCTTTTGAAGATAATTCTATTGATTTTATCTATAATATATACTGCCGATAAGCTAATTAAAAACCGTAAGAAAAATGGCTAAAGGATTAAATTACACATTTAGAAAAAAACCTAAAGTAAAACGTAAGGGAGTACACTCTAAAAACCTTAGTAAATCACAAAGAAAAAAATTAACTAGAGGACAAGGATGAATCTAAATATTTGGAAGAAAAGCATAGATAAGATAGAGAAAGAAATGGCATTGAAATATTTTAAGCTAAGTGAGTTTGACTCTCCAGACTCTAAAGGTAGTGGCAAGAATATGACAAAAGATTTTCTCAAGAAATTAGACAGAGCTAGAGATATTGCTAATATACCATTTAAAATATCGTCTGGCTTTAGAACAGCTCAACACAATGTTACGTTAAGAAAACAAGGCTATAAGGCTAGTGCTAACTCAAGCCATTTAAAAGGTTGTGCTGCTGATATAGTTTGCAAAGATAGTGGAACTAGACAAAAAATAGTAAACGGTCTAATAATGGCTGGATTTACTCGTATCGGCATAGCTGACACTTTCATTCATTGTGATACTGATAAAGATAAAACTGACGCTATATGGCTATATTAGGAAACATACTAGGCAACTTATTAGGCAAAGCTGATAAGATTGTCGATGAGGTAATAACATCTCAAGAAGAAAAAATGCAGTTAAAGAACGAACTGCAAAAGATTATCCAAGAGCAAGAGGCTCTAATAGAACAAGAAGTTACTAAACGATGGGAGTCAGATAACTTGCAGTCTAGTTGGCTACCTAGAAACATCAGACCATTAGTCTTAGCTTGGCTTGTAGTTTCTACTACTTTGCTTATATTCATAGATGCTGGAATGATAGACTTTATTGTAGAAGATAAATGGGTAGATTTATTGCAAATAGTTTTAATTACTTGTATAGGTGCTTATTTTGGTTCTAGAGGATTAGAGAAAATCAAAAATAAATGAAAGACTTTAAGAGGTATAGACTTAAAGAAGATGAATGGAAATTAATAGACGAATATAGAAACGACAAAAAAAGACAATCGTTACTAGCTGATGAGTGTAACGAAGTTGGTATAGATGTCGGCTCTGTTTCTCATTACTGGTATAAGAGTCAGAAGTTCTCAATATTTGCTAAACCTAATGAATATACTAAAGATGATTTTTTACAATCTATTGAGGATCTTATATCTAACTATGCTCCTAAATATCCCTCCATTGATTATCCTAACAGACAAGACGGTCATTTACTTATAATTAATCCAGCAGACGTTCATATTGGTAAATATGCCGATGCTAGTGAAACTGGAAAAGAATATAATGTAGAAATAGCTAAGAACAGAGTTAGAGAGGGAGTCAAGGGTATTCTAAGAAACGCTGAGGGTTATCCTATTGAACGCATATTGTTTTGTATAGGTAATGATATACTACACACAGATAACGTGCATAGCACTACTACAAAAGGAACTGCACAAGATGTTGATGGAAAATGGCATAAACACTTTACAGAGGCTCTAGAGCTTTATGTTGAGGTAGTAGAAATGCTAATGCAGATAGCTCCAGTCGATTGTGTTCACTCTATGAGTAATCACGACTATATGAGTGGCTTCCATTTAGCACACGCTCTCAAAGCTTGGTATAGAAATACAGAAGCTGTAAGCGTAGATGCTGAACCAATGCACAGAAAATACTATAAGTATAAGAATAGTCTAATAGGATTGACTCACGGAGATGGTGCTAAGTTGCCTAATCTTCCTCTACATATGGCACAAGAACAGCCTAAAATGTGGGCAGATACAAAATATAGATACTGGTATTTACATCATCTACACCACAAACAACGATATAAGTTTATGACTAGCTTTGATAACGTAGGAGTAACGGTAGAGTTCTTACGCTCTCCAAGTGGCTCTGATGCTTGGCATTATCAAAAGGGATATACTGGTAGTATAAAAGCAGTTGAAGGATTTATACATAACGAATTTGGACAAATAGCACATCTAACTCATATTTTTTAATATATTTGCACGTTTTTGGTTAGCAAATTAGTGTGATTAACCTGTTTATTAGTTTGTTTTGAGGGGATATTTTAGCGAATATCCTCTTTTTTTATGCTTATATTGAAAAAACTTTAACATTTTTTTACTCTAGTAAACTAAAAAAAATACACTTTTTTTGTTAAAAAGTTTGCACAGAATAAAAAATGGTTATATATTAGCACCATAATTAACAAACTAAAACACAAAAATTATGAACTCTAAAGTAATCGAAACACTAGCAAAACAAGAAGTAAAATGGGAAGCTAAATTTGGCAGAACTATAACACTAGAAGAAGCTAAAATCAAAGTCCAAAAGAAACTATCTAAATTAGAAAAAGAAAATACTTACCCATACTAAATTTAAAAAAAATCCCACCACCTCGCACTGAAATAAATGCGAGGATTTGGTGGTATAAAACATTAACTAAAACAACTAACAATGCAAGATTTACACAAACCAAATTACTTAGATGCTAAATTAGAGCTTGGAACACAAGTACAATTCTTTAGCTTTACATTAACTCAATTATGCTCTTATTTAATGGTTTTAGCTTTTCTAACGCTACTTCTATTGAATTTGATACCTATATACTACACAGAGGTGTTAAGCCTATATAGTGGCTCTTTTATCACTATGGTGGTATTTTACATTAAATACGGAACTAATTAGACTAATATGGAAGATAGAAAAGAACTAGTAGAAAAACTACGAGTAATAGCAAATCGAATAGAAAGAAATAGACTAGACTATCGTTATGCTTATGACAGAATAATTTTAGATAAATTATATGAGGAGTTAAATCAGACATTCAATAATTATCTTAAAATTAAAAATGAAAATGAAAACAAAGTAAAATCAATTAAATTTATGAATTATGGAAAAAGTAGTTAAATCAGTTAAACAAGTAGGGGATTTTGAATCTCAGTATGGACACTTTTATAAGTGGCTACTAGAGTTTGAAGATGGATTTAAAGGCGAGTACCTATCCAAGACAGAAACTCAAAATAAATTTATAGAAGGGCAGACAGCTTTAATAGAAGTAACTACAAGAGAGTATAATGGCACTACAATCAACAAAATTAAACCAGCTTCAACTTTTCAAGGTGGAGGATTTAAAGCCAACACTAGCAATAAAATGAGTAAGGAAGAATGGAACGCTAAAGACAAAAAGAAAGAGATTGCAATAGCAAAACAAGTTTCTCTCAAATGCGCTTTAGATTATTGTATAGCTAATGATGGAGGCCCAGCAGAGATTATAGAGATTGCTGACACTTTCACAGAATGGATTGTAAACGATGTAAAACCAAAAAATGATAGTAATGGCACAGACTTACCTTTTTAGTAAACAATCACGTGACGAAGTATATGACCACGATACCAGCTATTGTTTTAGACTAAGACGTGGCAAAGGTTGGTTACATTTAAATAGGAAAGCAACAGAGCTTATAGAACACGATGACCATTTTGAGATAAGACTAGCAGACTGGTATATAAATGTAGGGGATAAATATATCTCTGAAACTATTATAAGACAAGAGTATTGCCAAGAGCTTCAAGAATGGTATTTTAAAACTAAGATGAATGGATAAATTAAATAGAATAGTAGAAACAGCTTGTTACATTGGTAACATATCCACAAAAGACTTTAAAAGTAGGTCAAGAGAACGACATATTGTAGATATTAAGCGTATGACATACTCAATAGCTAGAGATGTTCTTAGAATGCCTTATTTACATATAGCAAAGTATTTTAAAGTAAATCACGCTACTGTTATACATCACTACAAATTAAATAGAATGTTAGTTGATACAGATACTTATTATTTTAAAAAATATAATACTATATTGCAGATGGTAAAAAGTGACTTAAATGTAGTTGAGGTTGAGGAGCTGATGGAAGTTATACAACGATTACAAGCTAATAAAGAATCACAACTAGAACTAAAAGAAAAATTAACCAAATTTTATAACAAAGATGAAAACGAAATTATCACAGAAGGACAAGGTGCTTAGACATCTTAAAGAGATTGGACCAATAACTCCAGTACAAGCATTTTTTGACTATAGCATTATGCGATTAGCTGCTGTAGTATTTATTCTAAAAGATGAGGGATATAACATTTCTACTACTATTCTCAAGTCAGAGAATAAGTTTGGAGAGCCAGTTAGTTACGCTCAATATAAAATAGAAAATGAAGCGAATTAGAGTAGAGAAGTCTAAGAACTTTACCACAATCAACAATGAGTTTATCTTTAATAAGAACTTGTCGTTAAAAGCTAAGGGATTGCTATGCCATCTCTTGGCTTTACCTAACGATTGGAAGCTATACGTTGAGGAGGTTGAGAAATGGAGTACAGATGGCAAGTCTGCTATCTACTCAGCGTTTAAAGAACTGACATCTAATGGCTATATGAAACGAGAGCAAATAAGAGAGAAAGGGAAGATAGTTTCTTGGGATTATATAGTCTTTGAAAAACCATATACCGATTTTCAAGAAGTAGAAAATCAAGATGTAGAAATTCTAGATGTAGAAAATCGACCACTACTAAATACTAATAATACTAAATACTTAAATAAACTAAATACTAATAATACTAAAACAGAAAGGGATTATCCTTTTGAATTAAATTTAGATGCTTGGAATTTATGGAAAGAATTTAGAAAAGAACAATTTAGAACTACTTACAAACCACTAGGCGAAGCTGCTGCCATTTCTAAGCTATTAAGAATCTCCAACAACAACAAAGAAAACCAAGCGCAAATTATCCAGCAGTCTATCGAGAATGGCTGGAAAGGATTATTTGAGCTTAAAACAGAAAAACAAACCAAAGTTCAAAAGATATTAAGCAACTATCATAAAGGACTAGAAATGATTAATAAAGAACACAATGACTAAAGAACACACAACAGACCTACTTTTATTGATAGCTATGTTTAGATGCTTTAACGAGCAACTATACAGTTTAAAAGGCTCACACGCTGGAATTATTAAACTAAAGTTTAACAGACTTTTAAAAGTAGCAGCACAATACGAGAGAGAAATAACACAATGGACTGAGGGCAGTAAGGAACTAGAGCTGATATATGACAGCCTCATGGAAGTATTAATAGAAGTAAAAAAGCAAGTAAATGATTGATTATTTAGATATAAAAAAGCGTAAAGAAGTAACGGTAAAAAAGATGTTTGAAATTTACAAGAATGACAACAAATATAGAAACAGAATAACTTGGGATGCACATTATTTAATAACTGGGTGGAAACACATACAACAAACTAAAGATGAAAAAAAATAAGACTAATCAAGTGTGGTATCTATATGCACACGATATAAAAGAATTAAAAAGACAATGCTATGACGTTATATCTACGCTTTATGTTCAGCTTGGACAAGCTCCAGAAGCTGAGATAATAGTTCAAATGACTAATTTATTTTGTAATGACTTAGCTACCAATTATGGCTCTATGGAATTAGAGGAGGTTAGATTTGCCTTAAATAAACACATCAGAGAGAATGATGGACCACACTTTGTTAATGTTCCAATGTGGAACGAGGCTCTAAGAAATTACAAGATGTCTAAAGCATTAAAAAGACAGAATAATCAAATAGACCATTATGAACTCTATAAAAAGCGTGTTGAGTCTTTTACTAAGGCAATAGATAAAAGAGAGATAAAAAAAATAGGCAATGCCAACCACAATAAGTAAACTAAAGAAAAAGCTAGACGTATTGTTTAGTCAGTTTATAAGACGTAGAAATGCAGACCACTTAGGTAGAGTCAAGTGTTTCACTTGTGGAGTAGAGAAACATTGGAAAGAGCAACAAGCTGGACACTTTCAAAGTAGAAGCCACCACTCTACTCGTTGGGATGAGGTAAATGTTCAAGTGCAATGTGTTAAGTGCAATATGTATAGACAAGGAGAGCAATATAAGTTTGGAATGTATTTAGACCAAAGGTTTGGAGATGGCACAGCAGAGGAGTTAGAACACAGAGCAAAGACAATAGTAAAACTAAACAGAGTAGACTATGAGGAAGCAATCGAAAGGTATAAACAAAAGATTAGTGAGCTGGATTAACAATCGGTTGTTTAAAACTTTAAACTCTGAAGATTGGATAATTGAATCTATTTTATATATTTACAAAGATGAAAAAAACGGTAATATTCGAGGGAGGAGTGAACAAGGTAAGCACTCTAGCAGACGGAACTCTTAGTATTAACATACATACTCAAGAGCTACCAGAAGAAACAATGATGAGGGTTTTTAGCTTACGTAAATCTCCTGGAATGGTTCTAATAAGTTCTGACGATATAAGTAAAGCAGAGCAAGAGGAAGTTGAAAAGTTTACCACAGACTTTGAAGTCGGCAAGACAAAAACTGCTTCACAAAGATTAAGAGCCGTGTTATATAGAGTATGGGAGCAAGGCGAACAAGCCTACGACTTTCCTATATGGTATGAAACACAGATGGAAAGGATAATAAATAAATACAAGTCAACTCTTGAAGTCTAATAGGGCGACCAGACACCAAGAGATATATAAAAGAACGGAAAACGGACTAGAGTTAGTATTGCCTAAAAAGATAACAACAGACATAGGATTTCAACTAATGTTTGGATATAGAGAAGATTACAGAATAGAACAAGAAAAGATACAAAGGAATGCAGATAGATACTTTACTAAAACCTATTTAGATGTTGAGGACTTTAAAAAGTATATTTAGAACGCTGATAGCCTTAATAATATTATTGAGTTGTTTGCCTATATTTTTAGTAATATTTGTACATTATTTTATTGTAGGATTTATAGCTGAAGAAAATAAAAGAAATGAAGATAATTGCGAGTGTTAGTATAGAATTGAAGGTAGAAGATACAGAACTGCTAGACGATGCAAAAGATAGAGCTGTAAATACCTTAGTTGATAGCTTAGATGATTGGCTAAACAATAACGGAATTCCACCAATAATATCAATAGAGTATAAGCTACCAGAATACGATGACAACGATTTAGAATTTTTAAACTAATGCCTAATCTACCAAAGGGAAAGAAAAAAAAATGGATAGCAAGTAGCAAAAAGACTACTGGCTTTACTGAAAAGCATAAGAGCGAGAACTATGACTTTTATAACAGCAGAGCTTGGAGAAACCTTAGAAAATGGCACATAGAACGAGAGCCTCATTGTCGCTGGTGTTCTGAGGAAGGCAAAGTAAATTATAAAGATAAGATAATCATTGACCACATTATAGAGATTAAAGATGGTGGTGACAGACTGAACCAAGATAACTTAATGACTTTATGTTTACCACATCACAATCAAAAGACAGCGTGGGCAAAAGCAAAACGTAAAAGAAATGGCAAAGAGTAAATACTACTACGACTATACAAGAAACATAGACGAAGCTAAAGAAGTTATACAAGACTTAAAGAGCAATCCTATACCAAACTACTATATAGGTAATACTTATGGATATGAAGCTAGGAAAGTGTGTGAGGATTGGGATTTAAGCTATAACATAGGCACAGCTGTAACCTATCTACTTAGAAGTAGTTACAAGCACGATAGTCCATACGATTGCATACAAAAGGCTATAAATCATCTTAACTTTGAATTAGATAAACTAAACAATAGAGAACAATGAAATTAATTAACAGTGATTGTTTATCTGCTTTAAATAATATTGATGACAATTCAATAGACTGCATAATTACTTCTCCTCCATATTGGAAAGGTTTTGCTTATGAGGCTTATTTTAATTCTTACGCTCAGTATTTAAGATGGTGTAATAAATGGCTAAAAGAGTGTAAAAGAATATTGAAATTAGATGGAACTTTTTATTTAAATGTTATAAATGATAGTGAGATAACAACAAGAGCTTTTGAATTAATGGAAATAGCCACAGAGCAATTGATGTTTAAATTACACGATACTATTATTTGGTATAGATATAACCAGCAACCAGCCAACACTAATAGACAACTAACTAATCAATGTGAATATATATTTATGTTAAGACATACCAGCAACGATATAAATTTAAACAAAGAGTTAGCTTACAAAATAAATCCTCATATTTTTAAAACTAAGAATGTTGGTAATGTGTGGGAAATTCCTTTTAATAGTGGAAATAAGACTAATACTAATTTTGGCAGAAAGGAACTAGAATGTAAATATGGACATAGTGGATTTCCTTTAGAAATACCAGAAACTTGTATGTTGTTATCTACTAATGAGCAAGATACAGTATTAGATATTTTTATGGGAACTGGTCAAACTGGCATTGCTTGTAAAAAAAACAACAGAAACTTTATTGGTATAGACATAGATGTAAATGCTTATAACTTATCTAAAAAAAGAATTAAACAATATAACAAACAATTAAATATATTAGAACAATGACAAGCGAATTACTAGACTTATTCGATGAAGCTAAAAGAATAATAGACAAGCAAGAGCAACTAATAAAGATGCAACAATCATTAATAAAGACAATGCAACAAGGACTGCAAGGAGTAGAACTTAACGAGCTACTACTAAAGAAACAACTAGCAGACTTACAAGAGGAGTTACAAGCTATCACTAATGATTATATAGATTCTAAAAATAATTATATAGGGGGGGGCGAAAAAGTATAGACAGTATGTACGTACAT